ACCCCACAGGTACCCACAGACCCCACACCTCCTACTTAGGTATAACACAGATATACTTTTGTCCCTCATATGTAGGCAGGGGGTATAGAGACTTATAGAGCTTAAGTACCTTATAGCATAGATATATAGACATACTATTTATTATTAGCTATAGGTATCTTTAAGAATAGAACCCTAAGGGGTATAGGAATCTATAGAGCTTAAGTACCCTATAGAACCCTAAGGGGTATAGGAATCTATAGAGCTTAAGTACCCTATAGAACCCTAAGGGGGTATAGAAATATATAGACGTTAAGTACCCTATAGCATAGATATATAGATATACTATTTATTGTCTACCCTATAGGCTACTTATAGACCCCTACCCCATTACGGGAATCAACCTAGAGGTACCCTACAGGACACCTACCATTACGGGAATCAACCTAGAGGATACTTATAGTACCCTTACCCCTACCATTACTGGAACAAACCTAGAGTGAGGACTTATGGCTAGTAAGAAAGAATTAATACAACTGGTCCAAGAGAAAGAGAAGAGAGTTAAGTTAGATACTTACTCTAAAGACTTCCCTAAGTTCTCAGAGGAACAAGTGAGGATTGTAACTAAGGATGCCTCTAAGGGGTTTGTACCCTTTGTCTTCAATCAGGCACAGAAGAATATCAATGATGCTTTAGATAAGCAGTTAGAAGAGACTGGTAGGGTAAGAGCTATTATACTTAAGGCTAGACAACAAGGTATATCTACATATTGTTCTGCTAGGGTATTCTGGAAGAGTTACTTTAGTCCTTATAGTAGGTCTGTAGTAATGGCACATGACAGTGCTACTTCAGATGGTCTATTCAATATGTCTAAGAACCTAATCTCCAATATGGCTGATGAGTTAGCCCCTAAGGAAGAAAGGTCTAATGCTAAAGAGATTATTATTACTAGTCCATACTTTCGTGATAAGGAAGCTAAGGCTAGTTATCGTCTATATACTGCAGGGTCTCCTGAGGCAGGTAGGGGTACTACTCCTACTATTGCACATCTATCGGAGGTTGCTTTCTGGCAGCATGATGAGAAGATACTTGCAGGTTTATTCCAGGGTATCTCCCAGGCTGAGGGTACTGAGGTTATCCTTGAGTCTACTGCTAATGGTGCTACTGGAGAGTTCTACAGGTTATGGAAGGGTGCTGTAGCAGGTGAGAATGAGTATGTACCTATCTTCCTGGCATGGCACTTAACAGATGAATATAGACGTACAGCTCCAGAGGGTATGGAGTTAACTATAGAGGAAGAGAAGTTAAGAGATAGGTTTGGTCTAGATATGGATCAACTCTATTGGAGAAGACTAAAGATAGCTGAGAGTGGTGAGATGAAGTTCCGTCAGGAATACCCTGCCACCCCAGAGGAAGCCTTTATTACCTCAGGTAGTAATGTCTTTGATGTAGAGAAATTAGATAAGCTACTACCTTCAGCCCCACAATCCTTTAGGTCCTGGGATGTTAACTCAAAGATGTTTGAGGATAACAGAGAAGGTAAGTTACATTTGTTTGACTACCCTAAGTGGGATGATAACTATGTCATAGCAGCTGATGTATCCCTAGGGGTAGGTCAGGATTACTCTACAGCAGTAGTGATGGATAAAGACTATCGAGTAATAGCACTCTATAGGGACAATAGGATAGACCCTAGTCTCTTTGGGGAACTCTTATTCTACTTAGGTAGATATTATAATAACTCACTACTATGTGTTGAAAGTAACTCCATGGGGGTTGCTACACTTCAAAAGCTTGAGTCTATGGATTATGTCAATCTGTACAGACAGACTAAGATAGCTAATGTATCTAAGGATGAAGGTACTAGGTTAGGCTTTAGAACTACCTCAGCAACTAAACCTGCTATCATAGGTAACCTAAAGAATCTAATAGAGAATGAAGAGGTAAACATACCCTCTAACATTATGATACAAGAATTGAAGGACTACATATCGACAGGCACAGGTAAGACAGAAGCCTCCCCAGGTACACATGATGATACCGTAATGGCACTCGCCATGGCTTGTGAGGTCTTAAGGACCCACATAGATAGACTGTCATCGAATAAAGTGTCTTGGTCGCAAAAGACATCAACCACACCCTTAGACAATACAGAGTGGTTGTAACCTAATTCCAACAGTCCTCACTTGGTCTGGTATAGCCAAGGGAATAAAACTATACCAATTTCCTCTAGTATTCTTAGAGGTGGACTCCGTACCTACTATCGCAATAACAATCCTAGGTTAGTAGCAATAGAGTCCAACTTTAAGAGTATTACACGATAGCTCGATAGACCATAGGAGAATGGACATGAGATATAATGAACAGGTAGCTGAGAATCAAGCACCAAAGAAAGATAAGACTAAACGTGAACTACCCTCTCAAGGGAGCTACACAAGTAAAGACTTAGAGAAATCTAAACAGACCCCTTGGAGAAAGTAATGGCTAAGTATGATGTCGTAACTGATGAACAGTTAGTCAACCTAGTAGAGTCTGGTGTAGCCAATAGTGTTGGTGATTGGTTGAATAGTTCTGACCTAGCTCGTGAGAGACTTAAGTCTACCTACGAGTATGCAGGTGTAGCAGATAACCACTTAAGACCTCAAGGTGTTAGTAGTATTGTAGATACATCTACTACTGAATCTGTAGAGGCATACACTGCTATCTTATGTGACCTATTCTTAAACAATGGTAAGGTAGCTAAGTTCCTACCATACGCAGAGACTCCAGGGGCTCATAAGCAAGCCCATGATGCATCACTAGTAACTAACTACTGTATCTTCAAACAGAACAATGGTTGGGAAGAACTACAGACCTGGATTAAGTCTGCACTCTTATGGAAGAACGGTATTATCCGTTGGGACTTCTGTGAGGACTTTGCAGTAAGCTTTGAAGAGTTTGAGAGTATCTCTCAGGCTAAACTAGATGAGTTATTGTCTGAAGAGAACGTAGAGATTGTTGGTGACTTAGAGTATGAGAATGAAGTAGACCCTATGGGTCAGACAGACTTAGTCTATGTTAATGTACGTATTAAGCGTACTATCGATAAGTCACGAGTTAAGATTGAGAATGTACCCCCTGAGAACTTCCGTATCTCTAGGGATGCTACTACTATCGAGAATGCTAGTTTCGTAGGTATCCAGACGGATATGACACGATCAGAGATTAGACGTTGGTGGTCTGATGTTGCTGATGGTATCTCTGAGGATATGTGGGATGAGTTAGATACATCAGGACAGTGGTCTGGTAATGCTAGATATAGTGAAGATGTAGCTGCACGTAAGCAGGTTACAGGTCAGGAGTACTGGCAGGGTTCTACTCAACAAGATATGTACCCACTAGAAGCTAACCGAGAGGTTACTATTACTGAGTGTTGGTTACGAGTAGATAGAGACGGTGATGGTATTGCTGAGTTAAAGCATTTCATCATGGCAGGTACTCACATCTTATTTGAAGAAGATTGTGAACATATCCCTATTGCGTCTTTAAGTCCTATTGATATCCCTTATGAGTTCTATGGTTTATCTATAGCAGACTTTACACGTAGTTCTACATTAGCATCTACTGCTGTGTTACGTGGGTTTGTTGAGAATACTTACCTAACTAACTACAGTCCTAAACTAGCGGATCCAAATGTTGTAGACTTCAGTGCTTTACAGAATATGAAGCCTAAGCAAATCATACCTACCAATGGTAGCCCTATGGGTGCAGTAGCACCACTAGCTCCAGAGACTATCTCTACAGGTACGGTACCACTACTACAACATCTACAAACTATTAAAGAACAAGCTACTGGTATGTCTAAGGCAGCCCAGGGTTTAAATGATACATTATATGTGTCTGGTAATAGTGAACAGAAGTTAGCTGCAGTACAGTCAGCATCACAGAAACGTATACAGCATATTGCTCGTAGGTTNGCTGAGACTGGATTTAAGAGACTTATTGAAGGTGTCTANTACACTATCCGTAAGAATAACTCTAAGATGAAAGTATGTCTTAGTGGTATCATCACAGAGGTAGATTGTGCTCAACTACCATATCAATTAGATTGTGAAGTTAATATTGATATCGGTGAGAACAGTAACGCTAATATGATTCAGAAGTTACAATCAGTAGGTAAAGATATCCTACCATCACTAAACCAAGCAGGGGCAGGGATGATTGTTAAACCTGAAGCACCTGCAGTACTAGCTACTAAACTAATAGAAGCTATGGGTCTTGATAGTGATAACTTCCTAGAAGACTACACTACTGATGAGTTTAAGCAGAAAGCTCAAGAAGCTATCCAGAAACAGACTGAAGCAGCTACTATGAAGCGTGACCTTGAGGCTCGTAAAGCTCAAGCAGACACATCATTGGCTGAAGCTAATGTACGATACACAGATACACAAAGTGCTAATGCTATGCAAGATAATACTAAGCAACTTGCTGAAGCTATTGATAGACACTTCCAGGAATGGGCAGATCTAACTATCAAGGCTCAGAAGGAAGGTACACAGTTACCTCCTCACCCAAGTTATGACCAGATTATCGGTCTAGCAACACAACTTATCAAACAATAGAGGACACTATGGATAAGTACAGAAGAGAAGCAGAGAAGAAGTTAAAGGGTGTACATCCAGATGTTAAAGCTAAAGAGGCACTAGTAAAGGCAGAGTTCGCTAGTCGTGAACGAGAAGAGTTCTTTACAGGTGCCTATGGGGAACTCATGGTAGATTACTACCTACAGTTCCTAAGAACAGAACCCCATGAGCATAAGGCTAGAGAGTTTATCTACTCCTGTGTCTTAGCATTAGGTGATGTTAAAGGTAAACTATCCCAATACGAAATGTATGGGTCTAATGTTCCATTTATGGGCGAAGATAATAACGAGGACGACAACAATGGCTAAAAGAGATATTGATTATGCAGTACTTATTGCAAACCTAGAGGAGATGATTAGTCTCCTAGAGTTTGACGCAATGAGAAGCTCAGGAAAGGCTAAACTTAACTCAGGGCACCTAGAGTCCCTATATAGCCTTTTAGACCGTTACAGAGCGATTGAGAGCCCTGTAGCACCATCTAAACCTGCAGCAAAGCGTACTGCTGCTTCAAAGAAAGAAGCATAAGAGGAATTAATTTATGACGCAAGAAAATACAACTCTACCCCCACAGGATGACTTGTCTCAAGTGTCTAATGAAGGTCAGACTGAAGCTGAACTTCTAGATGCCGTTTTACGAGGCTCTGACTTTATAGAGCAAGAAGAACCGCTACCAGAAGAAGAAGTTCCTGAAGTTGACTCGGATGAATCAGATGAGATAGAAGACCCTGAAGAGTCTGATGAGTCCGTTACTGAAGATGAGTATGAAGAAGAAGCAGAAGAGACTGAAGGTGAGGATGACGAATCTGAAGAAGATGAATCTACCCAAGATACTGAAGTTTATACTGCAGATGATTTAGACTTGGACGCTAAGGTCCGTGTCAAGATTGATGGCGAAGAAGTAGATGTTTCATTTGAAGAACTACTTAAAGGCTATCAGACTGATGCATCAATTAGTAAAAAGGGTCGTGAACTTGGTGAAGCTCGTAAGGAGTTGGAAGAAGAAAAGGCAAAAGCCTTGGAAGAAGTCCAACAACTTGGTCAGGCTTCAACTGCTATTCTATTAGGGAATGAGCAAAACCTAGCTAAAGAGTATCATGACATTGAGTCTAAAATTGAGAAGGCTCGTGAAGAAGGTGATACATATGAGGTTAATGAGTTAAAGGATAAACGTGAACAGGTACAGAAAAAGTACTGGAGTGCACGTAAGAGTCGTGAGGGTCTCCAAGCTAAGTTACAAGAACAACAAAAAGCTGTTCAAGATGAAGCATGGAATAAGCAATTACAATACTTTAGTGAGACTATTGAAGATGAAGTACCAGGGTTTAATGCCGAGGTAGCTTCTGATATTCGTGAGTTTGCTATTGGTGAAGGTCTACCTGAAGAACTGGTAGATACTATTGCTGACCCAGTCATTGTTCGTATCCTTAATGATTACCGAATACTGAAGCAAGGTGTCTCTAAAGGTCAAGCTAAGCGTAAGGCTGCTCCAACTAAAAAGGCATTACCTGCTAAGAAAGCTAAGTCCCAAGCTAAGGCTAAACAAGATAAATCTAAAATGACGAAAGCTAGAGCTTTCCGTGAAGATGCATCTAGTGATGACCAAATGGCTTTCCTAAGAGAATATGCACAGAACTCTCTAAAACTTTAAATATAATTATAAATTCTAAGGAGAATTTAATATGGCTACTACTGGCGGTCGCACGACTACAGGTCCTGCAGGTGCAGTTGCATCTGGTACTTCTAACGCTAACGTTTCACAACGTGAAGACTTAGCAAATTTCATTACAATGATTACCCGTGAAGAGACTCCGTTCTTATCTTCTATCGGTAAATCAAAAGCTACGGCTATCTACCATGAGTGGCAGACTGACGAACTAGCATCTCCAGGTAACTCTAAGTTAGTTGATGGTGCAGACTTCGCAGCTCCAGGTGCTTCTCAATCTGAAGGTGGTGCTGCATTTAACACTGTAGGTCCTGACCGTACTCGTTTAGGTAACTACACTCAAATCAATGGTAAAACTATTGCTGTCTCTGGTACTCGTCGTGCTGTAGACCAAGCAGGTGTTGCTGATGAGTATGCATACCAGTTGAAGAAGCGTGGTACTGAGTTACGTCGTGACGTTGAGCATGACTTAATCCACGGTTATCAGGTTGCTAACGGTTCTGGTACTCGTACTATGGGTGGTTTCCAGTCTTTCATTAACTCTGAAGACACTTGTGAGTATGCATCTGGTTCTGCTTTATCTGCAGCTAACCAAGCTAAAGGTACTCATGCACCTACATTAGATACTGTTGCTAACCGTGCAGCTTTATCTTTATCTGACATTGATGCAGTAATGCAGAAGATTTATGAGCAAGGTGGTAAAGCTACTAAGATCATGTTATCTCCTAAGTTACGTCGTGACTTCTCTGACCTTATGGTTACTGATTCTGGTGTTCGTCGTAACATCGATTCTGATGGTAAGTTACGTCAATCTGTAGATATCTATATGTCTGACTTCGGTGACTTGATGGTAGTTCCTAACTACATTATGGGTCTTCAAACTAACGATGGTATCGTTGCTGCAGAGAAGAAAGATTCTTGTGCATTAGTATATGATCCACAGTGGTTTGCACACGCTACTCTACGTCCATTAGCGGAAGTAGATGTAGGTCAGAAAGGTGACTCTACTGTTGGTATGTTAGTAGAAGAAACTACTTTTGAAGTTAAGAACCCTAAAGGTTGTGGTGCTATCTACGGTCTTAAGTAAGTTCTAATAGTTATTCAAGGGTAGGCTTAGGCTTACCCTTTTTTTATTAATACTAGGAGATTGTATTATGTATTTGATTAAAGGTAACTTTGCAACTGAACCAACTCGTTTGTTCCCTGCAGAGAACTGTATATTCATGACTGAAGAGTCAGCAGATAATAAAAGCTATGTTGTGACATATGCTGTATTCCATAACCATGGTGGTAATGGTGGTGATGTAACCATCTTGAATCCTATCTTAGGATACATTGGTAAGACTGGTCGATTCGTAGAAATCACTAGCTAAAAGAACCTAAGGAGGACTTATGAGTTCTGTTAAAAAGATTCAAACATCTGGTGGTATGACTAGTACTATTGATACTGCAACAGGTGAGTTTAAAGTAGACCAAGATGCACAACCGTTCTTAGATGCTGCAAAGCGTGAGAGGGATATGCATGAGCACTTTGGTACTAAAGATACAGGTTATAGGAAAGCATGTACTATCCCTGATATCGTAGCTGTAGACTTACTATATAAGTATAAGATTGATATTCATTCACCAGACTTTATGCATGACCCTGCACAGATACGTAGGGTTATTAAGATTATGAAGACGGATTACCCACATCTAATGTCATACTAGGAGATAACCATGGCTAAGAAGAAAGGTCCATTAGGTAAACCAACTCCAACCAACAAAGCTTTATATGCCCGTGTTAAGGCAGAAGCCAAGAAGAAGTTTGATGTGTACCCTTCTGCTTATGCTAATGGTTGGTTAGTTAAAGAGTATAAGAAACGTGGTGGAGGCTACCGATAATGTCTAAGTATCAAGGTGGCTTAACCAAGTGGTTCAATGAAGAATGGGTAGACTTAAAGACAGGTAAAGCCTGTGGTCGTAAGTCTGCTAAAGATAGTAAAAGACCATACCCATCATGTAGACCCAAGAAGGTAGCAGCCAAGATGACTAAGGCTGAGAAAGAGCGTAGTAAGAAAAAGAAGACTAGCTCTAAGAGAATCAAACATGATGTAACTGCAAGTGGAAAACGGAGGGATGCCTAATGGCTAAGATAGATAAAAAGAAGATGAAGTGTAACAAACCTAGACGTACACCTAGTCATCCTACCAAGTCCCATGTTGTTAAAGCGTGTGCTGATGGTAAAGAAAAGATTATACGTTATGGTCAACAAGGTGTAAGTGGATCCCCTAAGCGTAAGGGTGAATCTGAAGCAGACCGTAAGCGTAGAAAGTCTTTCAAAGCCAGACATGCTGCAAACATAAAAAAGGGTCCAATGAGTGCAGCTTATTGGGCAAATAAATCTAAATGGTAGGAGATTAGCCCAATGGCTACTTATAATGAATTAGTAACAACGGTACGTGATTGGGCTAACAGAGATAGTTCGGTACTACCAGATGGTGTCATACAATCAGCTCTAAGGTACTCAGCAGATGAAGCATATAGCTTACTTGAAATACCACCATTAGAGACTACTAAGAACTTTGTAGTAAGAAGTGAATACACCACTAACCTATTGCGTATTATCATCACCAGGAGTCTATACAGAAGCTGTCAGCGATAAAGTTAACGATGGTATCCTAGATGATAACAGTATTAACCCTAATGTAACTAATGCATCCTTTAGAGTACCTAGTGATGCAATTATATTTAAGTATATAAGAACTNAAGGTGTTGTTGATAGACCAGAAGTAGGCTCTACTGTATCTGGAGTTCCTATCACAGATAGTAACCAAGCTAACTACGCAATACTAAAAAGTAATGGGGATGTATCTCTACAGTCCCACAAACCCTTCAGTCACTCTATGTATGATGAGTATGTAGATGTCTCTGAGTTTTATGATTTTAATGATAAAGAACCCTACTCTAATTACTTTACTAGAAAGGGTTCAGATATAATTACAGCAGGTGATATAGAACCAGGTTTTGTATTTGAGTTATTCTACTATAGAAGACTACCTGCTTTAGATGCTAGACCAAACCTACCTACAGGTTTAACGCTTCAAGAAGCTAATGCTAACCCAGACACTTATGAAGTAATCACACAGTCAGAGTATAGTGACCTAACTACCTTAGAGAAAAGAACCTATGATTTAATAGATGGTAGTTATGTTAGAAATACCAACGAAGTACCTAACTGGCTTAAAGACCAGAATGAAAAGATTATACTGTTTGGTGCACTACATAAGATATTTGACTACCTTCAAGAAGACCAACAGTCTGAGAAGTACAAGTCAAGATTTAAAGAAAGCATTATGTTGTTAAACATGGAAGAGAAGAAACGGAAGGTTTCAGCAGGAAACTCATACGTTAGATTTAATGCTAACGGTTTAATCTAAGGAGATTAATATGTCAGGAACAAATGATACTTCTTTAGGTGGCGCATTTGGAGGTGATGAGTCTCCCTTGGTTTTAAGTGTAAGTAGTGAAGCTGAAAGCTCAGCTAACTCCGCACAAGCTTCTGAAGCAGCAGCTCAGGCAGCAGCTCAAGCAGCAGCTATAAGTGAAACCAATGCAGCTACCTCTGAAACAAATGCAGCCACTAGTGCTACTAACGCAGCTACCTCAGAGGATAACGCAGAAGCTTATGAAGTCTCTGCAGGTAGCCATGCTACTGAAGCAACTACTGCTAAGAATCAAGCAGTTACAGCTAAGAACCAGGCAGTTACTGCCAAAGACCAAGCGGAAACAGCTCAAGACCTAGCTGAACAAGCTGCTATTAACGCATCAACTAGTGAAGCCAATGCAGCTACCAGTGAATCTAATGCATCTGTAAGTGAAACTAATGCAGCTAATAGTGCTATCAATGCAGCCTCCTCTGAGAGTAATGCAAGTCAGTCAGCTACTAATGCATCTTCAAGTGAAGGTAATGCAGCTACTAGTGAGACTAATGCAGCTAATAGTGCTGTACTAGCTAACACTGCAGCCACTACTGCTGTTAATGCTGTAAATAGTATTACTGATGAGGTAGACCAATCAGCAACAAGTGCATCTAATGCATTCATATCAGAACAAGCAGCAGCCGATAGTGCATTTAGTGCAGCCGATAGTGCATCCCAGGCTAATGGTAGTAAGATACAGTCAGCTCAGTTTGCAGCTAGTGCTGAGGTATCCGCAGATGACTCAGAGAACTCTAGAGCTCAGGCACAAGTATTAGTTAGTGAAGCTCTGGTATATAGNAATGAATCACAAGGGTTCTCTGTAGACTCAGCTAACAGTGCTATAGATGCAAGTAACTTTGTAAATGATGCAGAGGACCAGGTAGTCCTAGCTACAGTTCAGGCACAAGCAGCAGCCGCCAGTGCAGCTGAGGCA